CCACTTGCTGCACCGCCGCTGAAGATGGTTGCAAGGACCATCGCAGCCGTTGCGTTCGGGTTGCGAGTAAACCAGTTGTTGCCAAGCTCCTTTGTCGCATCAGCATGGATCGCGTTGTTCGACTGATAGCTGAACGGCTTCTTGCCCGTGACGACATCGCCCCACCACCTCGCCTCGGTGAGAGGCATCTTTGCCTCTTTCCACAGGAAATTACCCAGGCTCATTTACCACCCCCGCCGCTGCTAGTCGTTGTGTTGCCCATCGTCTGCCCCAACACGCCAGACATGGCCTGGAGCTGTTTGACGGGGTAGTTCTGTTGGTCAACAAACTGGTTGTAGCCAAAGTCCAAGCCCTTCTGCGTCTGAGCTTGAGAGATGCCGCCAGCGTTGAGCAGTTGCGCTGCATCGTTGTATGCAGCGTTGCCATACGTCGGAGCCAGGTTCATCGCCTGGAGCTTGTTGGCCTGGTCGGTGTTGTAGGCGTTGCCGTACATCTGAGTGGCAATGTCCGACATTTGCTGCGCTGCGGCCTTTTGTTGAAGGCCCATGCGCTGGTCAAGATTGGCATTGCCGAACGATCCGCTGCGCACGCCTGCCGACTCAAGCTGCGGCTTGGTCATGGTGCTGAAGTTCTCTGCGACCGACTGTTGAGCCTTATTGACCAGCGAATCAAGGTAAGGATTCGCCTGGTTGCCGGTGAGCATGTTATTCAGGGCGCCTTCGGCGTTGCTCATGGTCTGAGAGCCGTTGACAGCGCGGTTTTGGATCATGCCCAAACCTTGCTGCTGCGTGCTGTTCAGATCGGCGTAACGCTGGCCGGCGTACCCCTGCCATGGCGTATTGCTGTACTGGATCGCAAGATCCGTGTACCGATTGGCAAGCGGCTTGAGTTCATCAGGGATGAACGGGCGCGACGTGGACGAGGAATCGCCGCCGCCGCCCCCACCACCGTAGACAACGCGCCCGGCTTCACGACGAGTGCAGGACGAACCAAAGGGCTCGCCCATTGCATAGAGTTCACGACGACTGGTCATGCATCCACCTCAAGAATCGCGTAAACACGCTTGAATCCGCACTTCATCCGATACAGCCGCTCGCGAACTTCGTCGCCAGCGCATCGAACCTTTGAGCAGCCGCACGAGGCAGCAAGCTCTTTCAACTTGTCAAAGAACTCGGGGAAATCGGCACCCTCAGCAACCATGTCGGTAACCATGAGAACACGCATGTTCGGCAGTTGATCGACCCGAACAACTCCCCATCCAGCCGTTTGCCCGTCGCGCTCCATGCGGATCAGGGTCCGCTCTCCGCGAGCGAGAATCATCTTGAGTTGATCGCCAGTGATCTCCCCACCTGACACATCGCAAGCCTTGGCAAGCTCGCTGGCGCCCTCCCTCCATGCGCGGTCAATGTGCGTAGAAGGAACCTGCTTCAGTTCAACCATCAGATCAGCGTCACCGCAGGGGCGACCGTGTAAGTAATCCGCACCGTGTCGCCCTTCTTTACAGGCACCATAGCAACCACACCCAGCGACGTGCTCACACCTTGACGGACGTAGGCAACCGCAGACACCGTGCCGCCGACGATTGACACGAACCCATCGCGAGCGGCCTCATAGTCGAAAGGCGAAGCGCCGACCGTCACAGCCGAAACGCTCAGAGGCGCCGACACACGGTCGATCAGTTCATTGACCGACAAAGCAAACAAGCGAAACAACTCATTGACGCGCAGCATTGCGCCCAGGCCAGGCGGCAGGCGTGGCTCAACAGGCAGCTTCTTCATCGCACCCCCGCAGGCTGCAACTTCAGGTCAACAGCAGACAAGCGCGCATCGCCGCTGAAGTCAAAGCGGACACGATGAAAGCGGCCGGTCTGGCGCATTGGAAACTTGGAGCCATCGAACACAGACAGCGAGCCCTCAACCAATGCGGCTCCGCTTGAAGTCTTGGTGTATCCCTGGCAATAGGCGAGGTCCGGCTGGCTCGACCACCGAGCATCGACGCGCCCGAGAAACGACGACTGATACTCGTCGCCGTAGTCACCGAGCGTCAGAGTCGAATCGCCTGGGATGCCGGTTAGCGAGCGGATCTTGTGATCGGTCGCGAAGATGGCCGGGTTCGACTTCGAAGCAAGCCAGAATGGCGAGTCATACGAGAAGTTAGGGCCGGTGTCATATGTGTAGCCGAGCGATGCCGCCGTGTCGTATGTGATACCCTGGCTCGTGTAGTTGAGCACTGCCTCCACAGTCAGATCCGACACACCCCAGCGACCAGACGGAACATGGAAAACCAAAGTCCGGTCACACTCTGACGAGTTGACGCCGGGGTAAAACATCCACACCAAGGCGTTATCGCGGTCCCACATGAGTTTTGTGCGATAGCGGAACTGCGACGAAGAGTTATCAATCCACCATTGGCGGATCTGGTCACCCACAGCCTGAGCCCGGTAGCCGTCGAACAAATACACGTTGTCCGAGCCGACGAAGACGTGACCTCGGGGAGTGTCGGCCACAGCCTCAACACCCACACAACCAATGTCACCGACTGGCATGGACCATTGCCAAACCACATCCCCACCAACGTAGATGCCGACGAAAATGCCGCGCTCCTTGTACGCCACGATGGTGTCGCCCATCCGAAGCCCTGCAGTGATTGCGCCCTGCCCCTCGATCAGCCGGCCTTCGTTCGATTGAGTGGAAATGGAAGGCGTCCAGTCGGTCACGTCATACAGCGCCGAGCACTTCCAGCCGTCCGGGGTCGTCCCGTGGTTGAGCAGCATGACGAAGCCCTGGGCCACGGCGATGCACTTCGCAGATGGGGCGCCAGAGACGTCAGAAAAGCCAGCGCCGGTAGAGCGTTGCAGCACCACAGAAGGGCAGATTGCCAGCGCGTCATTGCCAAACGACACGAAGCGCCAAACGTCATCAGAGCCGAGGGTGTAAGTCCCGCCGACATCCGTCCAGGTCGTGCCACCCAGCTCATACAGATCAGCAGCAGTCCCCGCAAACAGCCGGGAGTTGCCCGTCAGGTTGCGAGTCACAGCAGCGCCACGGCACGCAGCAGCCAAGGCAGACAAACCAGCATCGGCAGCACTCGGCGCAGCCCTCATCCCCTTTGGATCGGGAATGAAGTTCTGACACTCCATGATGGCCCCCGGTGTCGTGGGCTCAACGTCAGGAGAGAAGCCGAGAAGCGGGGTCATCGGGCGCTCACATTCATCGACAGCGGGCCGCTGAACTGACTCATCCGCTCGGCCAACACGAGCGCACCCACCGCGCCCTGATACATGGCCTCGTAGGACTCAGCCGCAGCTTTGTCGCGCAGCCAGGCCGAACCGTAGTGCAGCGACTTGAACAGGTACACATCCGAGGCGTTATCCAACAGCCAGTTGGTGTCTGAATCACCAGAAAGCTCGGCGAACTTCGCCACATACAGCAGCGAATAGGTCGAAGTCCCACCATTCAAAACGCGCAGGGTTTGACCGATCCGGGTGTAGTACCGGCCAGCACTCCCGGAAGTTGAGTAGCCGTCCGTCTCCATTTGCTGGAAGACCTCGACCGGCTTGAACGTGTAGACATACCCGTCGATCACAAGGCGCTTAACCTCGATGAAATCAGCGGGCAACGTAATCACACCGGCCACCAGAGCAGCCGATGCGGTTGCATCCATCGCAGGCACGCGCACATCACGACGGATAGCGGCCTCTGCCAGTGCGATGAATGACGGAATCTTGTCGGTCGCCGTGGCATCAATCAGCCACGAGGCAACATCAGTCTTGAGGGTTGCGTAAGTCACTGCCAGCCCCCATGCACTTTGAATGCACCATGCTCGGCAATGAACCGATTGAGCAAAGCGTCATCGTTTGCCACATCGAACGCATTCATCAGCCCGCCGCTGATCTTCTTGGCCCATGCGTCCAGAGTCTCAAGCGGGATGCTCATTTCGTGACGCCCAAAAGCATGGTCGTTCAACCCATGGCTGCGCCGATCCTTGACCTGATCCACGACGCCGGACACATCAACGATGGTGCCAACTCGCGTGACGCCGTCCTCTGAGGCCATGTAGGTATAGCCACCAGGGATCACATCAAGAACTTTGGTTTCAGCCATATCCAGAATGCAAAAAGCCCCCCGAGGTTTCCCAAGGGGGGCTGTGTGGGGCCGAAACCTGATTAGGTCAGGTCAGCGATGATGCCGTGGGCCTTTTCGTTCTTCACGATGCAGGTCCATTCGGTGTTCACCATGAACTCTCGAGCGTCACCACGCTTTGCCAACTCGGTGTCACGCATCGGGCGCAGAACACCCAGCGAGGCGTAATCCTTGTTCAGCAGGATCACTTCACGGGTGCGCATGTGACGGGCGTTGACAGCCTTGACGCGACCGAAGGGGCCAATGTAGACCTCAAGGGTTGCAGTCAGGGTCTTGTCTTCGGCCTTGTCGAAGCGGGTCTGCGAAGCCAGGAAGGTGTCGAAGGTCGAACGCTGAGCCGACGGGATCAGGGCATAGATGTTGTCCATGTCCGGAGCGCCGTTGTCAAACATCAGCTTCATCGTGTCCTTCAGGAGAGTTTCCGTCAGGGCGCGAGTGGTGCCGTCCGTGGGAGCGGTGTTCGACACTGCGTTGGGCGATGCGCCACCGGAGCCGCGCGACGAGTTGGTGGCGGTGAAGCCGATCAGGCCGCGAGCCTGAGGGGCAACGCCAGCGGCGGCAGCAATGGCGGTGGTGTTCTGGATGAATCCAAACTCCACGTCCTTCTTGCACTCCACCATGCGCTTGGACACCTGACGGTCGTACTCGCTGGACTCGCCAGCCTTCTCAACGCGATCCTGAGTCGCGGTGATGGAGCCAGATTTCTCGCTGATCTGCGTGCGGTTGCCGTAGCGGACCACATCAGACGAAGCGGCGATGGTCGGGACGTTGCCTTGCTCGACCTTGTTCGATGCGCCAGCGGCGAACGAGTCGGTCAGCCATTCGTGGTACGGAGCATCGCACTTTTCCTTGCCCACGAGGGCCAAGGTGGGAGTTTCCGAAACGGACACGTTCCAGATTTTGTCCATGAGTTGTTCACGGACACGCGACGAGTTGAACGTCGCAAACGAGTTGGAAGCCTGAGCCATGATTTACCTTTTGCGAGTGGCGGCCAGGAGGTCAGCGAACTCATCGCGCCCAAAGCTCTTTCGTTGAGCAATAGACCTGGCCAATTTTTCGGACTCGGTGGGTTGCGCTGGCGCAGCCTTCGGAGGCTTCTGCGGCACGCTTGCCACCTTCTTGACGGCCTTCGGCTTCTCGGCTTGGAGCGCGAGCCACTTCTGTGCGTAGATCGCCATCTCGACAGCCCAAGGACGGGTCGTCAAAACTGCGATGTCTTGCTGAGTGGCCCCCTTTGAGTACAAGGTCTTGAACATCTCGTTCGTGTCCTTGTTCGTGATGCCGGGGAAAACCTGAGCCAAGTGCTGTTCAGCGATAGCACGTTGTTGTGCTTGCTCCTGCTCGAACTTCTGAGCCGATTGCTGTGCGTAGTTCGCACGCTTGCTGGCGAGAGATTCCGAGGCGTCGCGGTACTGCTGCTTCAACTCGGTGAACTGCGCCAAGTGCTCTTGGTAGGAGACGGGATCTGCTTCCCGCAGTTGCTGCCAATTGACCTGTTGGTACTGCTTGAGGGTTGACTCAAGCATTTGCACCTGACCGATGTCGGAGGCGAACTGCTGGACCTCTTGGATTTGCTGGCTCGCGAGTTGCTGAACTTGCTCGCGCTCTTTAGCCACGTTCTGCATCTGCTGAGTGAAGTGCGACTGACGCATGTAGCCGTCGCGCAATTCCTTCTCAGAGACTTCAAACGCCTCACCGTTTGCGGTCGTCCACTTCACAACCCGCTCATCAGGGGATTCCGGTTCGTCCGGTTGATCCTCTTGGCTTTCCTCTGCCCCCGCTTCGCCCTCTGCTTTCGCTTCGGGATCGGCTTCGACTTCAGTCGCCTCGGGTTGTTGACCTTCCGACTCGCCTTCCTGCTGCTCGACCGGTGCGGATTCCTCAACGGGTTGTTCTGCTTGACCGGACTGAGCCAACTGGCTTGCGAAATCGTCCAACGAGAGTGCTTCAGACATTGCTAATCCAAGGTGTGAGCGACAAGGTGTGAGGCCAAAGAAAAAGGGCCCCGGATTGCTCCAGAGCCCTTTGGCTTGTTCCTAACTTGTCGCCTGGGGGAAACCGCCCCCAGCCGGGTTGAGGCTTACTCGGTTGTGCCGTCGCTGTACTTGGCAGACGGCGCGCCCTTCTTAAGCCTGATTCCGCTGTAGACGCCTTGGAAGACATCGCCCTCCACTGCGTCAGGATGTGAGACCTCAACCAACACAGCGCCATCGCGCTCTTTGGTCTTGATGTATTCGTGCAGGCCGATGACCTCGACCGGCTGGGTGAACGTGACGGCAGGCACTTCATTGAGCGCAGCAAATGCCGCGTCAAGACCCTTTGCCACCTTGTCGGCCTTGCTCATGGGGCCGCGCTTTTTGGGTTCACTTGCTACGCTTGCCATATGCGTATCCTTGGTCGTAGGCAGCCCGGACATTGCTGCGCATCGCCCTGTTTCCATGCTTGATGTCGAAGTAAACCGCGCGAGCGAACTGCGCCACGATGTTTACGCCAAAAGGAAGACACACAGCTTCTCGCCGCATCCAGTCATCCCACGCAACGCCATACCACGCTGGGATCATGTCGCCTTCACGAATGCGCTTAACCAGCATATGACCTCGCTTGCTCGCGGATCGCTTGAATCCGCGCCTTGGTGTTTGCCTCGGCTGCCAGCTCGTGGCGTGTCACTTCACCGCCACGGACAGCCAACTCAAACAGGTTCACGAACTGTTGACGGCTCTTGTCCATCAGCACCAGCTTTTCACGCTGCTCGACAGCCTCAATGGGCAAGTCAAACACCTGATCCCGAATGGCCTTCTCGATGGCTTGGAATGCTTCCATGACCAGCGGGTCATTCAGGATGCGGTCTGCGTGCTCGGCGCGAGCAATCTGCATGCGCTGCTGATCGTTCACATCGCCCCCGGTTGTTGCAGATCGTTTGCCAGTTGATTGATTGCCTGCGCAGCAAATTGGATCTGTGTCGGGTCAATGACTTGGCCGGCCTGATCCATCTGCGTGCCGTCGATGATGTTCCCACCCATCGGGCGCGACAGCATCCCCGCAGCAAGTTCAAACAGCTTAAGGCGCTCGGCTTGTGCGCCTTCCAGTTGCTTCATCTGCAAATCGTGCTGGCGCTGCTTCTCTGCCTCTTGCGCCTCAAACTGAGCCTTACCCATCTCGATCTGAGCCTTGATCTGCTCAGGCGACGGCTGAGGCTGTTGAGGCTGCTGGGTAGACGGGTCAGTCAACAGCTTCACATCCGCGCCCATGAGCTTCGCAGCACGGGCCAACTTCTTGCCAAACTCGTAGAAGTTTTGTTTGGTCGCCACACCCAGCGGCACGGCTTGCTGCATGAACTGACCGAACAGTTGAAGCATTTGCACTTCCTCCATCCGCTCGCCGTTGGTGGAGCCAACAACAATCTTGGAGTCCATCTTGTCGGACCGCTCAGAGGGATTGAACGGCACCCAATCATTGCGAAGTTGAATAACGTCAGCAACGTTCTGGTGCTGAGTGACCAAGCGCAGAATGATCTGATACAGGCGCTTGATGCCAGTGTTAGCCATGATGCGCAGCGTCATCTTCAGGCGCTGCTCGCTCGCCTGCATGATCTTGCCGATGCCCATTGCCGTCTTGTTCAGGCTCTCGCTGTCCAACCCTTGGTTGTACTTGGTGATGCCCAAACGGGTTTCGCGCATCGTGTCAACGAACTGGATGCCCTCCAGCGACTCACGGGCAACCATCGTCGTCTGAACCGGACTGATCGTAGTGTTCGCCGGGCCATTGCCGCGAATGATCTTGCCAATGCGGTTTGACAGCAGGTCTTCCAAGGTCGTCGCCGTAGCGCTCTGCATGTTGACGTAGGTATCGGGGCGGTTCGCGATAAACAGCGAGTCCACATACTGACGAGTCAGCGCAGACTTGAGCCCCTGAATCTCCGCAGCAGGGTCGGCGTAGGCCATGCCGTAGACACGGTGTGGAATCGGAATCGGGGTGATGACGGCGTAATCTTGGCCTTCCACCTCGTCATCCATCAGGATGTCGTCAGGCCCACCACCGACAAGCACTTCACGCCATTCGGCGATCCCGTCCTTGTTGCAGTCGCAGCGAACAAAGCCCTTAAACAGCCGAACTTCTTCAAGCTCGACCGTTACCGTTTCATCGAAAACGTCGTCTTCGTAAGGATCGTGGGTCAGAGTTGAGAAGTCGTAGTCGGAGACATCAGCCCACCGCTTGTAGCCCATCTCCTTCAACTCGGAGCGGGTGTAAGTCACCATCTCACCGATGACATAAGCGTCGTCAGGCGTGCGGGCATCCTTGGTGATGATGAAGTCAACCGGCTTGACGTTGCGGATAGACAGTTTGCCGGGGTTAGGCGTTTCAACGGTCACGTCATAGACCGGCAGAGGCATACCGTTGACGCCGATGGTCCGCTCCGACGATGCAACGATGGACTTACCCCGCATTTGCATCATCGTGATCTGTTCGGCGGTCAGGCCCTCATAGTCCGTGAGCTCAGGGTCTACCTTGATCCACTCAGGTCGAACAATGCCAACCTTCTGCAACAGCGCGTCCTTGAGCCAGGTGTAAAACACCATGAACCCGTCATTGCGCTCGGTGACGAGGTAATTGACGTAATCGGTTGCCTGAGAGGCGAAACGCTCATCCTCAGGCCCGCGAGGCTGGAACTCGGCGATGTTGTCGCCACCAAACAAAGGCTCAAGGAAGGACGGCAGAGCCGACTCCACCACCTCGAACACGTCCCACGACACAACCTGAGAGCGGCCCTCGACCTCGTTGCCCATAGGCAGGCCGAGGTAATACGCAAGGTTTCGCTCTTGCTCGGAACGAATGGCGGACGTAGACCAAGTGACCGACCTCTCAATCTCGTGGTCTAGCACTTGGCGTAGTTTCTCGTTCATACGATTCCGATGTTTGCGTAGTTCAGGGAGCCGCCCCAGCTTTCATTCGTCATCTGCTCGGCGTTCAGAGCAAGATAACGGAAGGCGTCTGCCCCGTTGCTGTGTACGTCGTGCAGTGGCGCTTCTGGCGTTCCTGTCTGTTGGTTCACGCGGCGTCGATACCGCTTCAGGCACTCAACCAGCCCCGGCAATTCCGGGTCAAGAGATGCCGTCGATTGCTTGTCGATGTAGACCCGAGGAAACAGCAAACGAGCCTGCCGAATCCCTTGCTCCACATCCATGTTTGGCGTCTGCACAACCGTGCATCCAAGACCTCGCAGAACATCCGCGTCAGCCTTGCCCGTCTGCCGATTGCTGGCAAACCCGTCGTGAGGCAAAAAGTCGTTGCCCCAATTCCAGCCCCGGTACTTCTCGCCCCGAAACTCTGAGATGTAGTCGGCTGTCGTCCGGTGCGTGCCGGTCACATAGCCAACGATGTTCACCGCCGATCCATGACGCTGGGCCAGGATGATCGCCATGCAGTCATTCCAGCCCATGTCCCACACTCGATGCACCTTCAGCATCGGGTCGTATGGGAATCGGCCAATCCGGCCTGTTGCCTCAGCCGCCGCCACCTCATTGAAGTAGATCGCGCCCTGAACGGCTGGCATGCACCGGCCCTCCCAGATGTGCGCGTATTCCTCTTTCGGTAGCGTGTTCTGTGCGTGCTGGCGCTCTTTCTCAAGCACCTCAGGAAACCAAGGGTTGTCCCAATAGTTGATGTCTACCGTGACCGTGTCCGGGTCTTTCTTGTCACCCACCGCACGCTGATGGGTTTCGTCTGTCTCCAACTGCGGGTTGTATGTCACCCAAATCTCCGAGCCATTCGCCCGGATGGTGGGCGTCAGGATCTGCCAAGACCGTTTTGTAATCGCCTGGCCTTCCTCGATCCACACCCGAGTGCAGCCCTCAAACGACTTGATCGAGTCCGCCGTGTGATCCGACAAGCCCGAGAAGTGGAACGATGTCCCGTTCTTCCCGCGAATCTCCGTCTCAAGCACCTGGTAGAACCCACCGAGGTTCAGCGCCTGAATCTGGTCTTTGAGTAGCTGGTGAACTGACTGCTTGATGGACTTCTGCACCTCACGAGTGCAGAGAATCCGGTGAGGCTGCATCGCCCCTTGAATCAGCAACGCCCGAGCGACAGACCACGACTTCGCCGATCCTCGCCCACCCTTCAGAAACTTGTAGCGACTCGGCTGGAACAAGCACCGCAGCTTGTCCGGGAACTCAACATTCACTTGAACGAGACGGTCAGGTTCTGGTTCACGTCAGCGTCCACCTTCTGCTCCGTCTTGTCTCGCCAAAGATCGGGGCGACGGTTCTTGAGCCAGAAGATGGCGGCTGTCGTGTCTGGCGGGTAACGCTCGGTGTAGTTGACGATGTGCTCTTGGCCGGTGTTGGCGTTGGCAACAATCTTGACGGCTGCATGCTCGTACCCGGTCGCCCGCTTGTAGAGCTTGTCGGCCACTTCAGCATCCGCAAGCGCCTTACCCTCTTTTAAGGACTCCGAAAACTCCGGGTAGTCCTCTTTCCACTTGTTCAGGGTTGACTCGGCCACACCGAAGAAGTCAGCAAGCTCCTTGTCGGTCGCCCCCAGGCGGCACAGCTTTAGCGCCTGCTTGGGATAGTCCGGGTTGTACTTGCTTGGCCGTGCCATGTTGCGAATCCTCTAGGGTTGTTCGCCGATGAATCCCCCGCCCGCCGCCTGATCCGGAAGGAGCATCCGGGGCTTACCGAAGCGTCGGGGTGTGCTGCTGATGAAGCTCAGTCAGCGCGCTGTTATCTGATTGGTTGCCCGTTGCGCTCTAGGATGCTCAACAGACTTTCATTGCCGGGGAACACAACGAAATTGCTTGTGCCTGCGCCTGTTCCGCGCGATCCGCCGTCTAAGTAGCGAATGCCGGGGATGCCTGCTTTTTGTAGCTGAGACTCACCACCAATAAGCGTGTTTAGAAATTGCTTGCCGGTCATGGTCATGTCTTGCGCCGCACCATCGTTCACCAGCCATGCCATTGGATTGTTATTTTTCCCAAGCAATGACTTTGCGATGCTTTGTATTTCTTGCGGCTGCTCACTCATAGGCTTATCCCAATTGAGCATTTTGGCAATGGCGTCGTCTGGTAGGTCTACTTTGTAGAGTTGGCCGTTCTTCGATGCAGCGAGGTTATTCTTAACTGCCGTCAGAAAGTCCCTGCGGTCTGCGGTTGAAAGTTCGCCCGCATCAGTCAGCTCCCGAAAATCACGTCGCGCAGCTAACAGCGTTTCCGGTACATCATTTGGAAGGTTCTGGTAAGCCTGCGTCAGATCCACATTACCAACCGGCTTAGTTGCTTTTGCCGCGCTCAATGCTCCCGCGTAATCCCTCGCCACCCCAGGCGATTCAGCCAAATACAGCCCATGCCCATAAGCCTGCGCACCCTCGCCCGTGCCGATCTTGCTTGAATCGAACTTGTCGAACTTGTGCGGGGAGCCGTGCCAAACAATCGCGCCGCGCTGCCCAACTTGCCGCAGCGTTGACGGCTTGGCCGCATTCTCAGCCGCCTTCATCTCCACACCCGCCAGCAGCTCGCCCGCCTTCTGCGCAGCCTTGAACGCAAAAGGCGACAAAAGCCCCATGCCCATCTCGGCAACCGGGTTGCGGTTTGCGCTCACTGCGCCCGCGTTCTGCATCTTCTGGCCGATCCACTCGGATGAGCCGGGAACATTGCGGGAGTCAAGCAACTCAGGAGGCGCGGACAACAGCCCCGTCTTGTGCCCAAGGTAGCCGACCCCGGCAATGCCAAGGTTTGCCGCCTGCGTCGCCATGTCAACGGGCGCACCAAGCGTTCCGGCCACCATGCCGCGATTTGCGGCGTCGGTCAGCCCTTGGCGCATTCCCCGCCATGATTCGGCGTCGCGCAGGAAGTCGAACAGGCTAGGTGATGGCATGGCGTAGGGTGCGGGCACAGTCCCAAGGGGTAGTGCTTTGGGTGAGCGATGGACTGGCCCGCGAAACGAAAAAGCCCCGCTGGGCGAACCATGCAGGGCTTGTCGTGGCTTCTAGCACCGACGCAGCATCCTCCAATCGGATGCCAACGCCTTGTGCCAACGCTCACGTTACGGCTTTATAGCACTGTCGTTTTGTACAGTCAAGCGGTTTTTGCTCTTGCCTCAGCCATCTCCGCAAGTTCATTGATTTTTAATGCCAACTCGCGAAGCCGCGCCGCACGCCTCAGGGTGTCCTCAACCTGTCCCGCACTTAAACCTCCCCAGGCGGCAGTAACGGACTCATATGCCAAAGCAAAATCGCGCAACTCATCCAGCAATTTAACACTGACCTCGTGGCATACCTCCTTTCCATCGGGGCCAGGAATCTCAAAACTCATGCACGTGACGATCACACTCCCATCGTTAAGCAATGGGTTCTCTGGCATGTAGATCATTGGAGGATCCGTTGTCCAATAGTGGGTCAACGCCTCAATGACTTCGCTTTCAACCCATTCGGCGACAGTCGTCGGAACACTGTAAACCATCCAGAAATTTTGGGCCATCACGCCATCTCCTTCACCTTAGAAACGTTCTTCATCATCGTGCGCCCCTGGTGGATCAGCTCCAACAGGTCGCGCTTGTTCACCCCGAGGGCAAAGCACACTTTGTTGGGGCTGCCCGGCTTGACGTAGAACCACTGAATGGCGATCCGCTGGGGCTCCGGGATGTCCTTCATGGCCTTTTGGATGGCTACAGCGTCCACGGTGTCGGAGGTGGACCGAGCTGGGGATGCCTCGAAATAGCCATTTCGGTACTGGCGGAACATTGGGTGGACGTTGCCATGTGTGGAGCCCTTGCACCACTTGCCCCAGTTCTCTAGCCGCTGGTGGATGTCTTCGTGCTCGGGCTTGATGACGTTGAAGTCGATGCTCATGTCTTCCTTTCAGATCGCCAGAAACTCAACGCGCACACCGAACGTGCCGCGCTTGCACTTCTCTTGGGCGTAGACCCACTGGATCGGGCCTTGTGGGCCGTCATCGACGCCGCAGATGCGGGCGATCTCATCGCGAATAGCCTTGCACGCGCCTTGCAGGTTGTCGTCGTCGCACAGGGATGGCGAGAGGCGAACCAGGCGAACGATGCAGGGAGTCCAGAACGGGCGGACGATGGCAGCGACTGCGGCGCGCTCTGCCTTCACCCGGGCGGCACGCTTGCGCCAGTGTTCGCGGGCGTTGAGTCCGGTCACAGTCTTGATGGGGATCAGGTAGGACGCACTACTCACCGCCAATCTCCCCATGCTCCTTGATTGCCCTTTCCGACTTGATCGAGGTAATCGCGCCTAAGCCGAGATACGGGGCGCTTTTTGCCAAGATCCTCAAGCCAGGCGTTGACCCAGGACGCGCCTCGCTCAACGTGCCATCGGCAGATTTGACGAACCAGGCACTTGTAGAAGTGATCCCGCGTGTATGTGGGCAGTTGCTCGCGCTGTGGTTCCTGCCGCATAGGGTGCAGACCTTGTCATTCATGGCAGACGCCTTCCGGGAAAGTGAAGCCCGCCGCCTTGGCCCGCTTCTGAGCTGATGCCACCCAAAAGTCGGTGACGGCTTCCTTGTTGAGCTTGGTCACGATGACGCCTTGGTCAAACAGGCTGTGACACCCCATGACACCGGGGCGCTCGCAGCACAAAGGGAAGGTGGCGTAGTCGCTGGCCTTCTGTGCCCCGCCCTTACCGTGCTTGGATAGGTTGCTGTGCGCTGCTTGGCTGTAGCCGTCAATGCCGCAGGAAAAGCAGGGCATGGTGGCGATGAGGCGCAAATACTTGCCGTCGCGGTTGGGTTTGGTTTTTGGGTACTTCATGCGGAAATTGCCTTCCGATGCGTGATGTCTCGGGCCTCAACGTCCACCACGTTGGATGTGTCACGAACCTGCTTCGGCTTGTCTTCCATCCACTCAGGAGCAGAGAACCTGACGCCCTGCTCTGCGCCCCATGCGTGGACGTACTCGATCAGCTCGGCGCATTCCTTGATCGTCAGGTTCGACGTGCGGCGAAACACCACGTCAACCCCGTGACCGTCGATTGCGGGCAGGATCTCGACAGACTCACCACGGGCGCGGAGCCATCCAGCGGTTAGAAGGCGCTTCCAGGTGTCAACGTCGCGCACCTTCCCCGCCCACTGCACCTGATGAGCAATGTCAGACAAGCATGCGTGTAGCTTGGCGTTCTGGCTGCTGTTGCGCGTGGCCTGTCGGACAACCACCTCCATGCGATGGCCTGCGACGCTCCAAGGCTTGCACCAAGCCGAAGCACGCTCCAACACCTTTGGCAACTCCTGCGCCGTGTGGACTGTTGCGGTGAAGGTCACGCGGCCTCCAACTCACGCACGGTCGGCGTTTCGTCTTCGAGGTCGCCGGGGCGGATGGGGCGGAGACTCTTATCTGAAATCACGCGCTCTTTCTGGAAAACAATCCCGCGCTCCGGCCAGGAAATCGGCGCACCGCTCGCATGTTCCGACTTACACAACCATCCTGAACCCGCCCAACTTGTTCCGGCAGCGACCTCTCCCTCCGGGACCCACCTGACAACAGTCACCAAATGCCCAATTAGTTCCGGCGTGTACCTAGACGAAACAACAACAGCCAAATCACCAGGTTTGCAGTTCATGCCGCCTCCTTAAAGTTGCTCAACCGTCAGGTCGCCACGGCGCAGCGCAATCGAAAGCGCCTGCGTCAAGCAAACGGCATCGAGCCTGCGCAGCGCGTTACAGCGGATGTCCTTGACCGTTGACTCGGCAATGCCCATGCGTGCGCCGGTCTGCTCTGCCGTCAAGCCGCGCCCTGCCCAAATGAGCGCATCGGCCTCACGGCGAGTCAGCGTCACGGATCGCTTGCGGCCAACCTCAGGCGTATTCATGGACAACCCCCATGTCGCGGGCGATGCGGTAGCCGACTTGGAAGATGTCAGCGGCTTGCAGGTACTCAGGCGGCGTGATGTCGCCCTCCTGCGCCTTCTTCATGTTCATCGTCCTGGCTGCGGCCTCAGCTCGGCGGCGGGCCGTGGTCTCTTCATTGATGTAGATCGCGAGCTGGTGGCATTTCTCAGCGATGGCCGACAGATTGCGATGCGGCAGCTTTTCTTTGACTGCCTCAGGCCCACCAGTCGGATAGACCTGGCGGAGAATCTCAATCTCGTGCGGCTCCCAAAAGCCGCGAACCTTGCGAACTGGTTTCATCTCTCACCCCTCCAAATCAAGACCAAGGCCGATGCGGCCACGATTCAAAGTTGACGGGCCGGTCATGCCTGGCCCCAAGAAACTGGTTCGACTCCACGTCAAACCAAAGCTGAATGCGCCCCTCCCACTCACCATTGCGCTGCTTCGTGCAGATCAGAAGGGCGTCGGGTTCGTTGGGGTCGCCATGCTTGCCAACCTGCGCGGCGGCTTCCTTGGCCTTGTTGCGCCAATGGATGAGCATGTTGTCCACCTGGTCGGTGATAGCGCCTGATCCCTTCGCGTCGAACTTCCCCGGCGTCTGGTCTTCGCTGGATAGCTTCTTGATGTGGTGGATCAGGTGGATATGGCTGTCGTAGTCCTTGGCAATGGCGCAAAGCTCATCCACCAAATACTTCTGACCGTTGTAGTCGTCCTCGCCCTTCACGCACTTCATGAGCGAGTCAATGAACATGTGCTGAATGCCGAGTTCCTTGGCGCAGTACCGGGTAACGGCAACAATGGTTTCAGGGCTCACCGTTCCTTGCTGGTCGTAGAGCCACAGTCGGGTATCCGTCCACCCGGAAAACTGGCGGGCAACCTCCTTGTAGCCATCGACCAAAATGGGATCGTCACCAAGGCGGGCAGGCTTCATGCAGGAAAACTGCCGCGACATGCGCTCAAGGGTCTTGCGCGGCTTCATCTCGAAAGATGCGATGCACACCCGCTGACCTTGCCCCATGAGGCTCAAAGCCGCCTGCCCGGTCACAAGGCTCTTGCCGTGGCCGTTGATCCCCGCCCACAAAGTCACCTCGCCTTGACGGAATCGGAACAGATCGCGGGTCTTCTCCCACGGGAGCTGGCAGGACTGCTCCATGCTGGGCGTAAACATCCAGTCGAGCATCTCGTCCACGAAGACCTTCGCGGGCTTGACCTTCTGTTGTGCCTCGGTTTCCTCGACGTAGGCGTCAAAGTCAATGTCGTCCGGCTCAATCACGCTGGGCATACTTCCCTCTCGTCGTTTTGCGTCAGGCGCAGGCCCTTGACGATTTGTTGTTCGTAGGGCTTGGAGCGGTCGAAGAAGAACGCCTCGACAACCTTGGCCCCCGCACGCTGGCAAGCCCGCGCAACCTTCTCGGTCGTCGCATCTGCTGGGCCGTTAACGAGGACGTGCGCAATGCCGTTCAGGCACCGAAGATCAGCCAGGTCAATCGACGCGATCTCACGCGTCGTGAGGTGGATGTCCACGTGCTTGTCTGCGCGGTCGGTCAGGACTCTCGTCCACTGCTGAACCGCCTCCATCTCGACCCACACAACCGAGGGCTTGAAGCCAGCGCGGCGCATGCGAACGATGTTGTCAACGCCTCGCATCAGATCGCCCCCTGGAACATCGCTGCACGCTCGGGAGCCATGCCGCTTGACCCGGCAATCTCAGCTCCATCCCACCGCTTGCCACGCAGGTACACCAACGGAGCCGGGATGTACTCCCCGCCGTCCTTGAGCCACTCCCGAGACGCCTTCATGGCCTTGACGTGGGCAACGATGGTTGAGGCCTGGCTTTCGAGCTTGTCCTTGCGCCAGACCTTGAGGCAATCGGGCCTCCCACCCTTTCGCCCACCACTCGGCCACTCAGCCCAAAAGGTCTCGAAACCTTCAGGAGCCTCCGGCGACGGCGGGACTTCGCGTGCGGCGTCAGCGTCACGCGTGTTCCCTTCCTTTCCTTCCTTTCCTTCCTTCCTTCCGCTTTCACGCGTCAGCGACGCGTCACGCACGCGATCACTTGAAGGCTTCGGAGGCTCAGGAATGTCGGACTCTTGCTCCCGGTTGTTGATGACCTGGTGCCGGGTGAAGCCGGGGATGTGTGCATAGGTGCGGCCATCGGCTTCGTAGAGGACAACCATGCCGCCGTCGATCAACTCTTGGCACAGGGCCGAGATGTCGCAATCGTCAGCCGGGAGGTAGCGCATCTTGAGCGTGCGGGGCTTCCATTCAAAGCGGCCTTCACGGTCAGCCTCACACCAAAGTGACACGTAAAAGAGGCGTGCAAGCGGCGTCAAGGACACGATGTCCTCAGACGTGAAGAACTCCGGCTTGATCGTGCGAATACGTGCCACCGATCACCCCCGCACCAGGCGATAAGCCTTGCAGACGTTGCGGCCCTTGGCGTCCTTGACCCACTTTTTGACGAGCTTCAGACCTTGGGCTTCAGCGGTCTTGCCGAACTCGTTGGCGCGCTGAGAGAGGCAGTTGACGATGCCGCATTGATCGCGAGCGGTGATCGGATCGACCCAGCGGCGGCGCATGAGGGCAAACAGCTTGGAGACTTTGGTGTCTTGCATCTCTCGCTCCTTACATGGTTGAAGGCCGGTTAGGCGCTCTCTTGCGCTCAGTCGGCAGTGGTTGTGCATGGCGCTCCATGCGTTCGGCTGGGGTGCCGGTGTCGAAGACGTTGGGCTTGGCTTTAGGGGCCTTGGTTGCCTTGACTTCTTCGGTCTTGATGACTGGGGTGTAGGACTTGCTGAAGGCGTTCACGCGGCTTTCCTCAGCTCGTTCAACTCACGCTCAAGCTCGGCGATGCGTGCCTTGGCGGGGGCGCGAAGCACCAAGTCACATCCGGTGTGAAAAGCCATCCACTGAGAAGGAGCGATGCACTGAGTCACCAACATGAAGCGGAGCAGGCGCTCACCGGCCAAAGTCGCCGTGCCCTTCAATACCTTCGCCATGTAGCCGTGAGAGATGTGCAGCGCGTCTGCCACCTCGTAGTCATCCATCCCCGAACGCTGCACGCAGTAGCGCAGAACGCCGACAAAGGACGCCTTAGAGATGAACTCATCGGAGGCCATGTGAGGCTTTGGAACCTCGCTCACGGGGTACATCTCCCGTTGGATCTGTCCATTGCTTTCCATTGCTTTCCTCTGGTTTCCTATCGCTTGAGGTCAAAAAAACGCCCAATGGAGTCATCGCGAACGAAACGCAGGGAGGACTCAATGAACGATGACGAGTGGGCAGCCCAGGCGCTGCATGCGCTCTTGGTGCGGTGCTTCAGCCGAGCCGCGGAGGTGCTGGCGTGGCTGGATGACCTGGCCGAATGGGAGTGACCGACGCCATGACAAAGCGCGCCCTCTACTGCAACGAATTGCGGATGAGCGTCGGTCACGAAATGGGCGGCCCCGTCCTTCGACTTACGATGGGTGTTCTTCACGCAACCATCAGCAAAGGACAGGACCATGGAATTCGTCACAGCAATCACCGCCTTACAAACCGTTGTTGGGCTTGCCAAGGTGGCCGCCGACGCCAGGGACGAGGCGAAGCTTCAAGCCGCCCTGAGTGATGTCATGGCAAAGCTTGTTGAGGCTCTTTCGTCGGGCATTGAACTGGCTACGCGCGCCAGTCAGTTGCAGCAAGACAATGAGAAGCTCGTTCAGCGACTCATGGACAGAGAAAACTATGTCTTGACTGAAGTTCGGGCTGGCGTCTTTGCTCTGCGATACAAGGTCGCTGAGGGCGACCCGGTGCCTACCCACTACATCTGTCAGGCGTGCGAGAACGACGGAAAGAAGTCGGTCCTCCAACTCAGTCTCAATGGAACCAAGTTGGAGTGCAAACAAGTCGCGGGCCACACGCTCACGGTCGATACGCAGAGCTTCAGCCCCATTCAATACCGAGGCCCCAGTGGAATCGTGTGAATCAATTCCAGCGAGATCAAGCATGCGTCGCCCGTGTTCAACGACTTGGCCGCGATTAACGATTTCGCCCATGTCCATGTCAGCCCCCAAGCTTCACTCGCCCACCGGGCGGCTGATTTCGTCCAGGAAGACGAACGCCTTAGCAAGACCCTTGGCCGCGTCCTCCGGGTATGAGGCGGCCACAGTGCTTGCGCCAGAAGCCGAAGACAAAAGCGCCTGCTTGATGCCGTGGGCGTCTTCCTTGGAAATGCGCAGGGTCTGTTCCGCTGCGGTCTTGCTGAGGTCGTTCATGGATGGCTCCTTGCCGATGTTGAAAATCTGTCGCTCGCGATACAAGCCCGCGAGGGCGGCTTCATCCGCAGGCGTCCACAGGATTGGCAACTCGTCGCCAACAAACGTGAACTCGGGGTTGGGTTCAACGTGATGAACTTGTGCTTCGCTCATTCACGCCTCCTTCTCTGTCGCGGGCTGGGGGCGGCGCTTGGCAAGCTCGGGCCAGATGCGGTGCCAGTCATCGGGGCGAAGCTCTTTACGAGTTACAGCCCCCTTGCTGGCGGACTCAATCAGCGCAGCCAAAAACGGGGAGCACGGGCGGATGCCGTACCCGACATTTCGAAGATGGCCTGCCGTGGTCTCGCAAAGAGCGGCGAACTTGTCCCGCTCTTCTTGGCTCAGGCTGCCGATGAAGGTTTTGAGTTCCATGCAGCCATTACACCATTCGATGACGTTTCTGTCAACATCAATCAGTGACATCGTTGGTGTCATATCCGCGCATGACTGAGACCGAAGAACTTCGCCGCCTCAACCTCAATGCTTTCTGTGTACGCAAGGGGTGGGTTAGCGCCAAGACACCCGATCGGGGATCGCCGACAAAGCTTGTTGAGTTGCTTGGGCGAACATCCAGTTTTTGGAGCGACCGGCTTGGCGGGACAAGGCCCATCAAGGCAGACCTAGCCAGAGAGATCGAAGAGGCGATAGACGGACTCAGTCAGTTCGACCTAGACCGCATCGGCCAAATGGTCGATGCGCGAAAAAAAGTGGAGGCACCCTCTTCACCTGTAAATACGTACAGTGATACAACTCTAGTCCGCGCCCCCGTTGTTGAATGGGCGCGACTAGGAGAGGATGTGCTCAAAGACCCAAGCGAACTGGGCGGAGCCGAAGTTCTGGACTACGTTCAGATCGGTACGCCTAGCAGGCGCGCCAAGCTTGTCCCTGTGGTGGATGACAGCTTGGCGCCTCGGCTGATCGTCGGCGACATGGTCGCCATCGACCCAGACAACACAAGCCCCAAGCGAGGGCAGGTCACCTTGTTTAGATCGAGCGTTGACGGAGAGTTCTTCCTTCGTCGGTTCCAGCCCTTGGCCCATCCAGACTTTGAGGCGGTTGACGCCAAAGGCATCGCCATGGACTCCAAACGCTACGGTCTTGAGGTCGTGGGCGTTAACTGCGGGATGAGGCCGTCAGATTTGTAAAGACTGGAGGGAGCATGAACGAATCAATCGGGGTGTTTGCTATTGGCGAGGCGCTTGGATCATTTGCTTTGATGGCCCTCGTAAGCGTTGTGGTGCTTTTCATCAATAGAAGTCGGAGAGAGAACCCAACCCCCTACATTGCAGCAGGGCTCATTTGCTTTGCGCTCGCCGCCATGACTGCTTTATCAGATAGGGCGGCCCCTCACTTGATCGCGCTATATGTAACTTGGCTGATCTTGTTGTGGCGGTACAAGAAAGAGTCAAACAGGCCAGCTTCCCGTCTTGGTAGAGCAAACGCCATATGGCTCGGGTTCGTTCTGGTCTTGTGCTTTTGGACACTGGCGGTCTCTGGCGACAGGACGGTGCCTGCGTTGATGGCGAGTATCGGCATTTTTTCAATCACAGCCGGGGCGCTCGCCAAGTGGGTCATGCTTGCCCCGAAGAAGCGGGCATAGGCGCGCAGCGCTCCGCCTTTTGCCATCTGTGAAGCAATGAACAGCCTCGGGAAGTCCCATGTCCACGGGGGATTGACGGCTATCCCTTTGGTGGGACAATCCCAGCCATAAAAGTCTAGGGAGAGTCGCACAATGGATCACATCATGAAAAGACTGCACTACCGCGTCGGCCTGCCTGGCTGGAAGCTGGTTGCGCGGGCTGGTCTGCCGCTCAGCTTCCGGGCGTATGTCCGGAAGGATCGTGAGGCAAACGTGTTTTTTGCGACGAGCCCGGATATCGATGGCTTGATTGTCGAAGGCGCTAGCCTCGATGAACTGATGAGCGAAGTCGTAAGTGCTGCGAGCGCTTTGGTAGAACTTGAGCTGGGCGAGGCTCATCAAGCAGAGCCCGTGGTCAGGTTTGATGACGCGCTCTGCGCTGCATGAACGGGTACTACAAGCTGGTCATTGAACAACTCAAGGCTCACGGATACAGTTTTCTGCGCCCGGGCAATGGATCGCATGAGTTGTGGAGCAACGGCAAGAGAAACCAAACCGTCTCTAGGAACATGCAGTCTAGGTACACAGCCAACGAGGTCATGAAGCAAGCCAGCATCCCGCATCGCTTCTAAAGCCAACTCACCCCACCAAGCCCGCCTAGCGCGGGCTTTTTTCTGCGCGACGCATAGTTGTTACAAAAAAGACACCATTGATGTCATCGTTTGGTGTTGACATAGACGACATCGTTTGATGTAATTACTCCATCGCAGCAAACAAGCGAAGGGGTAGAAGATGGAAACGCAACGCAAGTACGAGTTCGTCGAGGGTGACACGATCACCATCGCGCCAGGCCGCACGGTCAAGCGCATCCGTGCACTGGTCGCCATCGCAGCGTTCGGCGTCATGCCGGGCGATCTGGGCGGGTACATCGAGGCGGAGGGCAACCTCGCCCAGGTCTCCGGCAACGCCTGGGTCTACGGCGATGCCAAGGTCTACGGCGATGCCCAGGTCTCCGGCGATGCCCAGGTCTCCGGCGACGCCAAGGTCTACGGCGATGCCCAGGTCTACGGCAACGCCTGGGTCTCCGGCAACGCCTGGGTCTACGGCGACGCCAAGGTC